GCACTTACTGGCTGAATGCCTGTGGTCTGATATACATACTGTTTACCAATTTCAGCATCACTCTCTGCCATCACTGTAATTGCCTGTGTGTTGAAGGTTAACTTTGAATCGGGATTCACAGTAACTAACACGGGTGCCATTGCTGGTCCTTTCTGTGTCATGGCCAACATAACCGGACGATCTAAGGTAATACTACCCATAGCATCTTCGATAAACTTGCCCATGATTTCATCACCTGAAATCAATTTGATTGTGACAATATCACCTACTGCGAATTTGTGTTTATTTAATAACATTATATTGGTCCGTCTCCATATCCCTGTCCATCCCACTGTTCGAAAAGTTTTTTCAATTCTGTAAATCCGCCAATTAATTTTCCATCTAGAAAAATTTGTGGAACTGTTCTAGCTGTCGGTACTGCTTCTAATAATTCTTCTCGAGTATACCCATCACCAATTTTCTTTTCTTCAAACTTGATACCCTTTTGCGTTAGCAATGCTTTTGCTTGATCACAATAGGGGCAATGATATTTGCTCCATACTACAGCTTTCATTCTTATTCCTTTCTAATATCTATTATATAGCCGGCAATTCAGCATAGTCGATATTTTCGCCCATGACACCGATAACATAGTTTGTGCTTTCTGTTTCTTGTAGAGCAGATTGCTTTTTACTGGTATCTGTGTGCTTGTTGAACCACGGAATTGGTGTTGATTTTGGCGCAGGCTGCAGATACTTGATACCAATATCTTTCAATGCGGCAACGGCTGTATAGTCTACAAAATCACGTAGAATATTAGCGTTCAATCCGATAACAGGACCTAACTTAAACAAATAGGTTGCCCACTCTTTTTCTTCGCGTATGACATCCATATAAAGTTGGTAGACTTCTGCTTGACATTCGTCTCGAGCTTCGACAAATCGAGCGTCCTCTTTGACCACTTGATTGATCATATAGGCAGTCCATCCTTTGTGTAAGAGTTCATCTTGCAGGATCAAACTGATAATGTTACCATTGCCAATAAAGATTTTATTCTCTACCATGGCCAGGCTTGTGGCAAAGCTAACCATAAAGCGGAAGGCTTCTAGAGCATAACTTGCGTGTAGGGCCAACCATACTGCTCGAACATGTTCTTTTTCTGTGACTGCTTGTCCAAGTTCTTTGCGGCAGTTGATAACGTGCAGCTTGTCATAGTAGTTCCCTACTGAACTGGCCATGTCTATAATTTCTTTAGTATCGTGAATAGTGGCAAACACATCCTTTGGCACGTTGTAGATATTGCGGATGATGTGGCTGTAGCTCTTTGAATGAATGTTGGTTTCAAAGAAACCCCAATTGTACATCAAGGCTTCTACTTCAGGGAGACTGCAAACAGGAGTGAATACCTGTGTTGGTCCGCGACCTTGTAAACTGTCTAGTGCTGTCTGACGTAGTAGGTTACTGGTAAAGATATGTTTTACAGCATCACTAGCATCTTTAAAGTCATTTGAATCTTTAGTAAGACTAATCTCTTCTGGTTGCCAAAAAAATCCACGTGCTGTGGCATCAAAGTCTGCAATCTTTTTATATTTTACTTCTTCAAAGCGTTGGATAGTAACTGGACCTGCTGGATCCAAGAACATCTTGCGATTGAGATAATCTGTTTTTGTTGTTAGGTTGTATTGTTGTTTGCTCATAGTTTACATGCCTCGCAGTCTTCACTGTCTTCGATTAATTCTCTTTCGTTATGGAACCCGTTGTAATGTACTTCGGGGGTGGCTTCGGCCATTGCTTTACTGCCTGCTTTGTTTATTAGGCTGTAGTAGAATGTCTTCAATCCCCACACATGTGCCTGCATCAAGTTGCGAGCAATTAATGTGGTTGGTACTTTACGATCTGCCCAATGCGCTGGATTGTAGAATGTGTTGGTTGAAATTGATTGATCAACATAGGCAGCAAGGACTGCGGCTGTTTTCAAATAGCCGTCACAGTCTTTCTGTTCCCACATCATTTGATATTTGTTTTTTAGTTTATGGTACTCAGGAACCACTTGTACAAATGATCCTGCTTTGCTTTCCTTAACTGAAATAAGACTCATAGGCATTTCAATGCCATTGGTTGAGTTAATGACAACGCTTGAACTTTCTACTGGAGCAATGGCCATTAATGTGGCATTGCGTACACCGTGCTGCTTCATGTTGCCACGTAGTGTTTCCCAATCAAGTTCAGGAGCAAAGTCTGCAAGTTCATTCACACCCTTGGCACGTAGTTCCCAGGGGAATACTCCTTGACCGTATCGTGTTTTGGCACTCTCGCTACAGGCTCCTCTTTCTTTAGCCAGTTCCACCGTGGCTTCTGTTAGATAGTAGGCTTGGTGTTCTATCCACGACTTAACTTCTTGTAGAGCATCTTTTTCGCCATACTTGAGTCCACGCTTGGCATGCCAGTAGGCAAGATTGGTTACACCAATGCCCAATGGCTGTATCTCATCATTTGACAACTTGCTCTGTATACTCAAGAAGTCTTGATAGTCAAGAATGTTACACAGGCTACGCTGTAGAATCCTACAGGCTCTACGCATGTCCTCTGGATTACGGAACGATCCCCAGTTGATAGATCCCAGTGTACATAACGCTATGCGTCCACTATCGTCGTCTAATCGCTTAAATGAACGTGTGGGTAATAGGATCTCACAGCACAGGTTACTTTGATAAATCGTATGGTACTCGGGATCAAAAGGTCCTTGGTTCATGACATTATCAATGAATACGAGATATATTCGACCCGTATCTGTGCGTTCTTTTAGTATACCACTCTTGAACACTTCCTCGGCGCTCATCGTTTTCTTACGGAGGCCTTTTTGTTTTTCGTATTTGACATAGAGCTCTTCAAATAGTACTGTGTTTTGGTAAAACGCTTCGTACAAATCCGGTACTTCGTTGGGATCAAAGAAGGTTATGTCTTCTCGGTTTCTAAATCGTCTCCAGAAGAAAGCACTAAGCACAACCCCATAATCCATATGACGGACTCGGGTTTCTTCGGTTCCTTGATTGTTTTTAAGTACAATAAGATCATCAAACTGATGATGCCAAATAGGATAGAATACAGTAGCACTTGCATTACGAATACCTCCTTGACTGCAACTACGCAGGTCACCAAACCATTTTTTCAGGAATGGTATCATGCCGGTGTGCATGATCTCACCACCTCTGATGGGACTACCTAACGGACGAAGACGTCCAATCTCTAGACCAATGCCAGCTCGCTTGCTGGCATACTTGGCCATCATCTCACCAGAAGCAAATATGCTATCCAGATCGTCGTCACTGCGGATAAGAACACAACTAGAAAACTGTTTAGTAGGAGTGCCGAGCCCAGCCAACACAGGTGTAGCAAGAGTAAACAAACCATCGGATGCCGCACCATAGTATTCTTTAATGTAACGCATTCTTGCGCTATTCGGCTCCTCTTTATGGAACACAGTTGCTGCCGCAACCATGTATCTAATTTGTGGAGTTTCATATGTCTGTTTTGTACTACGGTTCTTAACCAAGTACTTCTCAATTAACTGTTCAATAGCAGCGTATGAATATGTTTCATCCTTTTCATGATCTAACATGTCATTCATCTTGTTCCAGTCATCCTCTGTGTACCACACAAGTAGTTCTGGAGTGTACAGACCAGTGGCCACATTTGTCTTGACTATTTCATATAGGCTAGGAGGCGTATAACTTCCATAGACATCTTTACGCAACATGCTGACTCTTTGCTTACCTGCTACATACTGGTAATTAGTATGACCTACATCTGGATTATTTTCTACGTCGATGAGATCAACAATGGCTCTTAGAGTAATTTCGTCTACTTCTCTAGTTGTGATGCCATCATAAAAATGTGGCTGTGCTTTGATCTCGATCATGCTTTGGCTAACATCTGCGATACCGCTACATACTTTTGCCACCTGTGCCTGCCATTTCTCAATGGTGAGTGGCTCTCGGTCACCATTTCTTTTGATTACTGTTATTTCCATCTATGTCTCTAGTTTATTTGATATTTATTGGTAATGCCGCACTGGACCACACTATGTCGGTTTTGATTTGATGTAACACATTAAGATCATGAGCTATCCTCGGTTCGTAATTTAACACAGCATTATCTGCTACTAGAAAGAATTTCGAATCATGATCTTTGGGAAGCATAGACTTATGTATCTCACAAACGGTATCCATAAACCGCTGCGTTAATTTAATAGTATACAGCATGCCGAGACAAATAGCAAGATCATCTAGCTTGCCGTCGATAACCAAATGCCACGGGTCAGGCCAAGTGTTTGGTTGTTGGGGGTCTAAGAAAGGATTAACAAACGGAGCATGACTCCAGAGTTTAGCAACGTCACTCCATGGGGTGGCGCTAACTTCTAAACTATCTCTGAACTGCTTCCATTTGAATAATCTTTCGTTTCCGTAAAGATCAAACACCGTACGATATCGAATATGATATCGTTCCGGTTTGACCGGAAGACAGCGGGTTTCGATATGACAGTAACAGTGTTTCAATACCACTGTCGCCATCGTTGTCTTTTAATTCTACATTAAAAACAAAATCTGTCATAAGAATCCCCTCCGGTGTAGATGAACTGGGCGATGAATACACGTAGTTGTCGGAGAATGTAAATTCGCCCACTGACTCAGTGACCATTACTACTATTTGTCCTGCTCGTGAATGATCGCCTAACTGTAAAACATAATCTATATAGGTATATCTGTTGAATGCTGCAAAAACCGACAGTGGTTTAAAACCGTCTGACAGATAGATTATTTCATAATTCATATCTATCAAACTGACCCTGGAGGCGTTTTCAACTTCTGTAATTGCTGGTCTAGTACTCACTGCGGTGAATCCCGCTGCTTGATGCCTATTGCTGGTACTGTCAATCACAGCATTGCCATTTTTTTCTCCAAACTTCACAATGCTGGATGTTGGAGTGGCTGCGTTGTTGGTGTTGTTGCCGCAGTTAATAAATCTGGCACGTTGTATCACTGTGCCTGTGCCGTTGTCAGATATAAAGGCATGTGCGGCAATTTCTTCAAACTCACAGTCAAAGATACGCCATAGGTTGCCTTGTCCAGGCACGCCGTTGATCACTATTGCAGTGTTGCAGACAAAAAATCTGCAGCCGTCAAATTTCACGCTGGAATCAAAATTAGGCGGAGCACTAGAATCTATAGTAATCTGATCAGATCTCACTGCCAACGGAGTTGATTGCCACTCACAGTCTTTGAGAGTGATGTTGGTAACCTTGGTACCATCGAGACTGTTTTCCCAATACAATGATGGATTGGAATTTTCTATATCGCCAACAATGGTATCTCCTAACACGTAGTTACTGGTCCATTTTACATTGGTGAATGCACTATCCGCCACTCCGGTCAACACCGTTTGACCTTGATTGTGATTGATTGTTAAATTACTGATGTTAACATCGGTCGGTCTATTGCCGCTGGTAAATTCTGCAACTTCTTGGCCGGTAGCAGTAACAAATAAAATACTGTTGTTGCCTATCTGCAGAATAGCACCGTCTTTGGTTTCACCTTGTATCTTTGACGTGCTAGGAATTTTTAAGTTACTGCTGAAAAAATATGTGCCGTTGGGGATCAGCAGAGTTTTTTTGAATCTAGGATCTATGTTTCTAAATAATTCATCCAAGGCATTTTGAAAAAATGGCGTACAGTCTGTGCTGCCATCCGGTATGGCTCCAAAGTCCAACACGCTGACATATTCATCCAGCTTGGTCTGAAGCGACCTAGCAACACTTTGCGCTATGGATGGTTCAGTTTCACCGAATCTATAACTGGCCGCGAGATCTAGTATGTTATCATGCTCCGTGAGCACCTTGGTATTGCCCACATAAGGGGCACCGTCGGCCACGCTGCCGTTGCCTATAAACAGTTCCTGGGAATCTACTGCCCATGCAAATTCTGCCGCGCTCAGTTGAGGAACTCCGATTCCTGCATTCTTAAGGCCTCTTCTGACCTGGATTTTTGATATCTGGACAACAGCCATAGTAGTAAATTCCCGTTATAGAGTATTTATCTTCCTAGACTGTAGTACTCCTCTACCTTTGTGAGCCAAGCGTCCTGCCACTTGTTGAACTCTTTGGGTTCTAGTGTAAACTGTTGATACTCAAAAGCACGTGAACACATGAATATTACACCTTTTTTAATTTCTGTGCCGTAGACTTCATTATGTGCTAGTATATAGGCCATTAGCTGTAGATAGTAATCTTCAACCCACTCTGCTTTCTTGGGCTTGTTGGTCTGCTTGTAATCCATTACAGCAGGCTCGTCCTCGTGTACGCCCACTAGGTCAGTGGTTCCCGAGAACAGGCCGGGAAAGTATAGACTCTGTTCCATGGCCCATATTTCGTTTACCTTGCTGAGACCGTTTTCAATGATGACGTCTGCCATTTTGTTGGCCTGTATGTGTACGGGATTATTTCCAGGCTGACGTTGCATGCCACATACAAAACGTTCTAGGTTGCCGTGCATGGCTGTGCCAACGCCAGCGGCTTCTGTGGTAATCTGCTGTGCCTTGGCATGTCCAATTCTATCACGCCATTCATTTAAATGGGTCATGTCTTTGGTAGCTGAAAGAATTGTAGTCACTGACGGAAGTCTTTCGCCGTCTGGAGTAAGATACACTCGCTTGCGAGTAACAGGATCATTGACCTGTTGACAGGGTTTATATTGAAATTTTTCTACAAATGGAGGTGGTAATATAGTCATACTGTATATATTACAGGAAAACTACAGCTATGTCAAGCCTGGGGAGTTGCTTGTGATTGTGCTAATTGTCCAGCTGCGGCTGAAGCTGCTGTTTGGTCTACTGCGGCTTGGCTGTCAGCAGCAGTTTGGGTGCCGTCACCTTGTGGTTCTTCGTCTGGCGCACCCGGAACATTGAGTTCAATTCCGTCAGCATTAAAATTCTTAACCATCTGTTGAATAGACGGAATTGAGTCATACATGGCCTTGAATGTTTCATAGTCTGCCGTTAACTCAAATCCATTCATAGCTAGAACTTTATTAAGACCGTTCCAATTTAATTTAGCAGGTGCTTTTTTACTTGCGGCACGACCAATATAGTTACGGAGAACCATGACGAATCTATCGCCTTCATCATCGCCGCTGAATTCAAAAAATCTCATTTTATAGCTGCCAATTGTTTTTGTAGTTCAGCCAGTTCTTCTTGCTTTGATTTTATTTGATCTTGAATTTGTTTTTTTTGATTTACACGATCCAATGCCTGTTGCGCCATCATCTTTTGTTGATCCGCTGGATTCTGTGTAGGAGCAGCCGTAGGAGCTGGTCCTGCAGCCGGAGCCGCACCTAAAGGTGCGCCAGGAGTGCCTGGGGCCACTGCGGGAGCAAGTTCTCTAATTTTTAAGAAGTCACTCTCATTGGTGATATCAAAGAATTTCATCCAGCTAGAACTTTTAACAAGCGGCTTTGACGATCAATACTTTCACGCTGTTCACGTCCTGCATCACCTAGCCCACCTGCTGCTGGTTCTGCTGCTGCAAAGTCATCACCTGCACCTTCGTCGCCCATATCCATTTCTGGCTCAGCATTCATAGCGTCTGGTTCTGCAGGAGCTGTCATATCAGCACCTGGTTCTGCACCTAGCATGTCTGCAGGTTGTTCGCCGCTAGCAAGACTGCGAACGCCGCTGGATAGTGTGTCACGTGTACCTTTTAGAGTTTCCAGTGCCTGTTGAATTGCAGGGGCCACAGCTTCTATAAAGGCCTTGGCCTGCTCTTGACTCATTTCGTCACGGATAGAATCGCCTAGCTGTAATAGAGTATCGTTCTCCATGCCAGAAAGCTCTTCAATCCAACGGCCAACTCTGTCAACCATTGTCTTTGCTGTGACAATCGCAGACGCTTGCTGGATTTCACCTTCTCTTAGATTACTCATATTATCTCCTGTTTGTTCTATGCTTTCATTCTCTTTTTTGTAAATCTTATTGTCGGCTCGTTCACTGCCTTTCATACGATTCATAACTTTCTTTGCACTCTTGTCTGTGGTCATATAATCACCGGAAGTCATTGTGTTTACAATATCTTTACCTGCTTTGTCTTGATAAGACTTTAGAGTGTTAGTGCTTAATTCTGTTTGAACATTTTCGCCTTGATTGAAAGAGCCGTAGTCTTCATCACTACCATGTCCTGCTGATGCCATAGCATAGGCATCATCGGTTTCGCCGCCTTCGTCGTCTGAACCACGAGCGCCATAATCAGCTTCAATGTTGTCTAACATACGATCATAAATTTGTTCAAAGTCATCGTCGCCGTGATAGCCGGTATCGATAGTGATATCGTCATACATTTCTTGTACAGCTTGTTCGATCTCTTTGCCATATTTGCCTTGTTGTGCATTGTATAGCATGTCAAACCCGTCATCACCGGATTGTGCAACTTTTGTCAAAAATTCTTCAACTTCTGGACTCTGACCTTCTAGTTGTGTATTGTCCACAATAGGCTCATCACGCTCTGCTAGTTCTGCAACAATAGCATCGTGCATGAACTGTGCCTGAGACAATGTGTCGTTGTCCACGGTTTCATTGAAATTCGAACTGCTACGTGCTGTGTAGATCTGTGTGCGCAGCTTGTTTCTGGCATCTTCCAGCTGTTCAACACTGAATGTTTCAAGGTTGATTTTACGCCCAAAAGTTTTGGCCAACGATTCGTTGAGTCTTTTAGATGATCTATTGAATGCAAAAAGGTCTGTGGTTTTCATATTAGTAAAGGTCCAGATTGATAGTATATTTATTCAGATAGAAGCCAATCGTTGCACAATGTTTTTGGCATTTAGAGCACGATCACGGCTTTCACAGTATCTAGCCCATAGGGTGTCTGCTCGATCATGATCCCGGTTGTTGATGGATCGTTGATACTGTGCTCGTAGCATCTGACTGTCATGGTACCAACGGCCGTATTCTTGATCCAGTCTGTATAGGTTATCTGCTTGCGCTGATTGTTTGTTAACTGCCAGCACGTTGGCAATACGTATGGCTGCTAAGTTTAAGTGTATGTCCTTGTAGAGATACTCGTTTTGATATTTTAGATGTTTGACTGTTCCTTCACTGACTATCAAAACATCACCTACAAGGATTCCTTCCGCAACTTTAATTGGAAGAATCTGATATTTTTCAATTAATTTTTGTTGTGCAGAACTAACTACTTGCTCTAAGCGTTTAGAAATGTTAGTCATAAAAAAAGGACCTATGGTCCTTATTTAAGTGTGTCTAAGTTAAATTCCAAAGAACTTGGCAATAGTTAGAATGTTTAGTTCTCCGGTAAATCCCAGTCCTGCAATAAATGCCAGTCCCAGCATGCCATATATCATCAATTTGTCTTTGGCCTTTTCCATTTCTTGGATCTTGGCAGATAGTGCTGAATGTTGGACACAACTTTCGTCATACATTTTGCAGAGCTGTGCTTTGAGATCTTCACCTGTGCGATCTAGACAGTCATGTACATCTCGGACGCTGACCTTGAGATCATCAATCTTTTCATCTAGGTTTGCTACCTTGGTCTCTACTACACCAAGTCGTTCTACGGTTGTGGCCATTAGGCTATTATCCTTTTATGTTAAGTCAAGTGCTCGCTCCGAGCCATGTGCCTAAGTTAGAAATGCCTAATATGTTTTGCCTGTTAAACTGTATTTATCCCGCTTGTGTGATTTCGTATATCCAAATGTTCGTCATGGCGCTGTGGGTCTGCGATAAAAACAAAATTGCTGCGCAGTCCAATGGCCTGTTGAAGGGCATTGAAATTGGCCTGTTGTCCCAATTTTATTTTGTCAGTTTCATATCTACTAGCGTGAGTTCTAGTAATATCAACGAGTGTGATAACTTGATAGCGTGCCATAATGTGCTACTATTTACACTCTTGATTGACCAGCCAACAAAAAAGCACCCGAAGGTGCTTTAGTGCTTCCCATCCCTGAGAAAAAACTATTATAGTGCGTACAATGTTGTAGGCTCTGTAACTGTTAGTGTACCAGTTGCTGTGAATGTCCAAACACCTGTACCTGTTAAAGAACCAGCACCGATGATACGACCAGCACGGATAGCCAACGTGTTGACGTCTAGTGCGTGTCTGTCGCCGTAAGCGATGATAGCTAGACCGTCGCTCTTAACTTGAAAAACTGAACTAGTTGTACCGATTTCGTCAGTTACTGGTGCTGCTGAAGATGCTGTTAAAGCAACTGCGCCGCCGCCACCGCTCAATACATATTTGAATACTGTCTGTTGGAATGTACGTTGTACTGTACCTAATGCTACTGCTGTAGGGTTAACTCTTGTTACTGCTGCCATGATGTTTTCTCCTTATCAATGATCCCGCTCCGGGACCGGCAATATTAAGAATCTTCCTGATTCTTATACAGTATTTATATTGGATTGGAAAAATCACGCCAATACGGCTGATTTTAGTCGGCTCTGAAAGGAGTCCAGCGGTCTCTAGGAACCAGTTTTGATCCGCCTGCAACATAGCCTTCACCGCCTGGCTTGCCGCCTGTGGTAGCTGTGATATCGCCCTCTGCTTGATCAAGTTCACGGATCACTTCATCTTTGGCAGCCATGATCTCACGCACCAGTTCAAACAGTTTGTCCATAACGCCAGGATGCTGTTCACTATGAGCTTGTATCTTGGCAGCTTTTGCAGGAGCCTTTTGCACAAAGGCCATAAAGGCGTCAGTGTTGATATCATCTAGCTGTTTGTCTTTTGATTTGGTATTTACAAAGGTATAAATTTCCGTTTGCAAATAGCCCATACCTGCAACAGGTGCTAGTAAATTATTAATTGCTGATTGATTTTTAGCTAGAGCTTCAATTTTTGCAAGATTTTCAGCACCTACGGCAGGACGATGACTAACTGAAGTCAAGCCAAATACTTTGAGTTCTGGATTGCCACCAAACTGCTCAGGATCCGTAAAGTCCTCACCGCTCTTGTCTCCAAAGTAGCTGAATACTTTGTGTGCGGCTACTGCTATTTTGGCTTTAGCCAACTGACGTCCAACTTCACTGTTGCCTGTAACAGAGTAGGTTGTTTGGTTAGGAGTGAACGAAATTCTACCATCACCACCTTTATAAGGTTTGCCTGGATGGAATAGAATATCTCCATATACATAACCACGGAACTCTGCAGGAGTTGCTTTTTCAAATACGGGCCACAGTGCTGCCATATCACCAGCAAACTTGGCACGCCATTCTTCGCCCTTACCTCGGCTTAGAATAAATTGTTTGAGTTCCTCTGGACTAGAGCTTTTGCCTTCTTCACGTCCCCAGTTGTTCTTGCCCACCATGCGGAATGTGCCATCTTCTTCACGTCCCCAATAGACTGTGGGATTGCCGTCCCACTTGATAGTGATACTGGTATCGGGGCTGGCTAGATCTTTTAGTATCTTGATAGCCTTCACAGCACCGTTGGCTTCTGTGAATACAAGATCTTCTAGGTGGTTAAACTCTCTGCCAACTTTCTTGGGAGCAGGTGCTGCTTCAGCTTCAGTAAGGAATTCAAATGCTCTCATTTTGTTAGGTCTATCATTCTGCGCATCCAACCTATTGTTCCAGGTTGATAGCTTTCAAAGGCTTCTTTCTTGGGGAGTTCGACGCCTTGCTTACCTAATGTTTCTCTTGCACCTGCAACTAGTTCTTCGTAGTTAGGCAGTTTTTTAATATAATTTAGAATTGCATCAACTGACTTTATGTCTTTGACTGCGGCTGTTTGGCCCAGCAGTTGCTTGGCAATGTTATTCCAATCGTTGCCGTCGGGCAGTAGTTCATCTGTGGTAGCATTCAATAAGCCATGCTTGGGACTGTACTTCATACCGCGAGCACGAGCAATTGAACTCAATACAATATGGCGATGCTCACCGCGATACTCGCCTTGTCCGCCAATCATGCTACCCTGTTGGAATTTGGGATTAGCCGAAAACATAAAGTCTGCCTGTACAAATCCATTAACCGGATCACCTTTAATGGGGGTTTTCCAATGTACATTGTCGCCGCTTAGTTTGACATTTTCTTTGCCAAATTGGCTAATCAACTTTTCTGCAAATGATTTCTTATCTACTTCGTTGGCATCTACAGAAAGATCTAGATCGCCGGAACTGTTTCGTTCAAATGTGCCGTCCGGATCTTCTTTGCGTCCAGTAGTGCCTAGCCATTTAACAGGTTTTTTATCATCTAGATCTTTTTCTTTAGTAAAGTCTAGGCCTGTGATCTTTTCAATGTAAAGAATGGTTTCTTCTACATCACCCGTAGCAATACGCTGTGTTAACGGCTGCTTGTCGGGGCCTTTGAATACATTGCCCCCTTCGAATAGATTACTCGTTGTCATTGGATTCTTCTAGTTTTCTTTTGGCTTTGCGTGATTCTGCCAGTCTTCGTACACCGCGGGTAAACTTGCTGGGATCTTGTCCTTTGATAGCATTAATAAGTCTGCGCTCAAGTTCATCCGCTGATTCAGCATCATAGTGCTTGTGTATGCTTTCGAGCAGATTAATAGCAGAATTAATGATATTGGTGGCGCGACTTTCGATTAACGAATCCGTATTGCGTACTTCGGCAATTTCATTAAGTTCCTGCAGAATTGATCTGGTACGAAGTTTCATAAATTATTTCCTATTGTGTATTTAACTCATTTTAAACAATAATAACATTGTACTGAAAAATGTGCAATCGCACAAGAGCAGACTAAATACTCAGTAGAAACACTGAGTCTACACAC